GCAAACGTTATTTGAACCTGTAGTGCTATCGCCAGCATTTCCGCCAATAAAAACGTTGTCAGTACCTGTCGTTAAATTTGCGCCAGACGACTTGCCTAAGCAAACGTTATCAGCCCCTGTTGTAATTTTATAGCCGGAAAAAGCGCCAATACATGTGTTGTAATCCCCGGTAACGTCTTGTAGGGCCATCCAGCCAATAGCGACGTTAGAGCTAGGATCAGCGCCGCATGTTTCCATTGCGTCACGACCAATAGCAATATTATTGTTTCCCGTTGTTAGACCTTTTGCAGTCTCTTGACCCATCGCGGTGTTGCCCACCCCCGTGGTGCATGAGTTCAATGCTAAATAGCCAAGAGCACTGTTGTCCGTCCCCGTAGTGCATGAGTTCAATGCGTAATAGCCAAGAGCACTGTTGTGCCAGCCACTACCGAGAGAGGCCAAGGCACCAATACCCACAGCGGCAGTGTAGTTAGGAACCGATGACCCCCCAGCGTTTGTTCCTAGAGCAACGCTATAAGAAGTCGTTTGAGCGTCAGATAGATCATTTAGCGAAGACGCGCCACCAGCATCAGCCCAATAACCCTCACCGCTACTGTCGGCAGTCAGAACTTGACCTGTTGATGGCGTTGAACCATTATCCTTAAGGATAAAGTTTATGCCTGGAACACGGAATCTGGTAATCGCGGTGTCGCCCAGCGTGATTTCATTGCTTACAGAGGCTGTGCTTGGTTGAGCGTTATATCCAAGAAAAATGTTATTGTTCCCTGTTGAGCTACTTCCCGTTTGCCGCCCGACAAATGTACATCTACTGCCAGTAGCGCCCATCCCAGCCCTCGATCCTATTGCTGTCATCTCTGAGGTAGTGGTCATTGATGCCAAAGTGGCTTCGCCAATTGCCGTGTTGTGCTGTCCTGTAGTTAACGAATAGAGAACTCTATACCCGACTGCCGTATTGTTACCTTGAACATTTGAACCGTTATAGGCTTGCAGCGCACTGGAGCCTACCGCCGTGTTTTTCCACCCTGTCGTGGTGCTTTTTAAGGCGTCTATACCGAATGCCGTGCTGGCATAGCTGGCACTATCTGCATTGAATGAGCCTGGTCCTAGTCCAAAACTATTACTTGCTGATGACGTGTCACTAACCCCAGCAGTCCCACTGCTTGCAGCAGTAATTCTTCCTTGTGCGTCAACAGTTAAACTAACAACCGTATAACTGCCAGCAGTTACAGCAGTATTTGCAAGCGATAAAGTTCCGCTTGTTGTGATTGGCCCACCAGTTAAACCAGTACCACTATCAACGCTGGTAACCGTTCCACTACCACCACCGCCAATCTCAACAACAGATCCGCCGTCTGTTTTAGTAAATAGTCCGCCGTCTGTTGTATTAACAAGCAGTTCAGCTGTTTCTGAAAAATCACCAGCAGCAGGATCGCTAGTGCCTCTTTTGTGCCGAATTGTGTTTGACATGGTTTAGAAAGTTCCTCCGTCAATAGTTGAGGCGTTTGACAAGTAATCTGTTCCAGCAGTTGCAACACTAAACGCAGATGTTCCGTTGCCTTTTAAAATTCCGGTCAATGTTGTTGCACCAGATCCCCCGTCAGCCACGGCCAATGTTCCAGTGATGCTGGATGCCGCAAGATCAACGGCAATCTCCCCTGACTCGATAGCTAGGCCACCGCTGGCCTTTAAGTCAACACTGACCGTTGAGCCAGCAACATCAATACCATCGCCAGCAACTGGTGCTCCAGCAGAAGCAGCAATTGTGATGCCGCCTGCGCTATTGGTGATCGTAATGTTTGAGCCAGCAGTCAACGTTGCTTTTGACAACGTGTTCCCAGTGCTATTGCCAATCAACAGCTGGCCGTTGGTGTAACTGGTCTGGCCAGTGCCGCCTTTGTTTACTGCAATCGTTGAAGCAGACCAAGTGCCGCTGCTTAACGTTCCAACGGATGTCAGGCTAGAACCAGTAACACCGCTGCCAAGAGTGCTGCCACTAAGAACGCTTGTTCCATTGATGTAATAAGCCTTGCCTGAGGCTAGATCCAAATGTTCGCTTGATGTCCAACTATCTGAAGAATCAAGCCAGCGGAATAGCTTGTCAGTTGCGCCTAAAAGGGTAATTCCTCCACCATCAGCCGTTGTATCGGTTGGAGTGCTGACATTACCCAAGGTAATGTTTTTGTCAGCAACATCAATCGTGGTTGAATCAATGGTTGTTGTGGTGCCTTGAACAGTTAAATCACCGGCTACCGTTAAATTATTGTCAAAAGTAGTATTACCGCTAAGAGTAGCCCCACTAAGATCAACGGTTCCAGTAAAAGTCTTGTTTCCACTTATGGCCTGGTTGCCGGTAAGCGTCGCAAACGCTCCAGAACCCCCGATGGCTATCACCGAGCTGGCAGCCCCCCCAGAATCGCCAAATCCATAGTAAAGAATCGAATCGACTTCAGAGAATGCCGGTTCCGAGGGCGCTAAAGATGAAGGCGCTCCAGAGGCTCCTCCAGCTGCTCGTTTCTTTAGACGAATTGTGTTAGCCATGGCTTAAAAGTTGCCTCCAAGAACGAGTGTGTCTGTGGTCCAGGTTGCGTCCGCCTTGTACTCCCCGGAGGCCGAGTCGTAGTACACCACGCTTTTATCGATTTTAGAGGAGCCGTTAATGGCTGTCCCACCTTCTGGCCCTGCCGGTCCCACAGCTCCTTGCGGTCCAGCTGTAGACGCAGTTACCAGAGTTGTTACTGGAGTTTCAACAACTGTTGAACCACTGCTGTCCGTAACAGTAACCGTGTTGGCTTGAGTAGTTACATTGACTGTCGTCATCCCGTATACCCCTCTGAAACAGTAATTTGACCTTCCAAGTAGTAGTCCTTCAAACCACGTGAACTAATAACTAAAACGTCGTAGTAAGCGACATCGGGCAATGCAGCCGTCTGAACGTCAGTCAACGAAACAGTCACCTCACCGTTCGCACGGTTTGGATAAGCAACCGCAAAATCAGCGTATTTAGTGCTCCTTTGCTTATTCCAAGCTTGAGCCTCTACTGTTGCACCTGTCAGGTCAATGGCGGCGTCGTTTCCATCCTTTAGTTGCAAGACAAGCGAATAGTCCGCCCTTCGTTGAAGCGTAAAATTATATGTGCCGGGAGAAACAGACATTAACGATCCTCGCTCGGCCCATACTAGCTTCTTTTACTTTAGCGAACAGGCTGTTAGGTTTTGATACAAGCCAGCAAGGCCACGTTTCTAGGACGTGACTCTGTGCCGCCGTCAGGGTTAAGAGAAAGCCCGTGGACGTGCCCTCCGTTCCCACCGACATTAGCCGTACTAACAGTAGATCGAAGGGGAGTACCGCTTCCATCGCCATCGTGGTCAGTGCCCCCAGCCGTTTTTTCGTATGTGTGACCATGCGTTCCAGATCCGGTAACAGATCCAGTGTGATTGTGCGATAAGTTCTGATCCCCTTGGTTGCTGCCTAGCGTTCGACCGCTGTCAACCGTGTGACCATCACTCCAACCGCGTATGAACTCACCACGCAAATCAGGCACATTGAACGTGGTAGATCCATCGCCTACACCAAACTGAGTTCCAATCGCTGCAAACAATACTGAAAATGTTGATCGACTAATTGCAGCACCATTGGCTTTGATGTAACCAGTTGGAGCGGTAGACCTTGCCGAATAAATAACCGTTCCAGCAGGTGTCAGGTCAGTGGCTGAGGGGATTGCAGCGATTTGAGCGTCAACATAGCCCTTATTGCTGGCCATATTTGTTGTTGTTGGATCGCCTGTCAGCGTCAAGTCTCCCGTCAGCGTTCCACCAGTCAGCGCCAAATATGTACTTGCTGCCGTCGTTATCTGCAAATACTTAGCAGCTGCCGCAGTATCAGTGATGCCTAAGGGATCAACACGAACAAAAGCAGCGCCGTCATAGACCTTTAATTCATCCGGCGTTTGAGATGTATCAAGCCACAATTGCCCCAAGGTTGGACTCGAAGGCGCAGTGCCGCTTGGGCTTGTAGCAACTGACGACCCAGGTAGAAAACTGACAGTTGTAAACGTTGCACCGTTATAAACCTTCAGGATTGGCGGGTTCGTATTGGTATCGACCCAAAGCTGACCGTTATAAGGAGTCGTTGGAGCAGACGTTCCAACCGTCAACCCCAATTGGGTCAGGACAATTGCCAGATTATTCGCAGTGATCTTGCGCGTTTCACTCGCGCTAATACTCGTAAACGGAACAATGTCGGTACTAGCCAGCGTTGTTGCGGCTGGTAACTGGGAAATGCGTGCGTCAGCCATTAGTAACCAATTACTGTGATGTCAACAAGGCCAGTAACCCCGGTCCCGCTGGAGTTCAGACACTTAATAGTAACCGAGCTGGTGGTTTTAGCCGTAACCACAGCTGTTACCGCAGTGCTGCCACCCGTTTGAAGAGCTGTAATTGAAACGCTCGAAACTGCTCGGAATGTTTTGGTCAAGGCCACAACCGTTCCAACGTTAGAAATCGAAACATCGTTCTGCTTTTCGATCACGTCGGGATAGTCAAGTTGAGCCGTTAATGCCGTGATAGTGCCAGCAGTCGTTCCACCATCAGGACTCTTGAAGAGAGTTCTAACGCGATATACATCATTCACACCACCACTCGTACCAGTTAACTTTTCAAAAGGTGCATAAGGATGAACAACTCCACCTTCTGCTAACTCTGTTGACGAGTAATACCGTTGTTCGGCCAAAATCCGGTCATCGTTTTCCTGCAAAAGATCAAAATCATCCTCTTGCGTTAGCTCAGTCGCTTGACCCGTTAAAGCCACTAACGAATGGGCATA